AGTAAAAGTCCTGGATATGTATATAGTAATAGAAATAAACGTACTTCATACGATGAAACAGATTATGACGATGTAGATGAAACCACTTGGACAGTAGATGACTAAGGAGGTTTTAATATGGCAGAAAGTGATCTGATAAACTTTCAAATAAAAGGTTTAAATGAAACAATAGATTCATATCAAAAGAAAGGTAATCAAATATATAGTAAAATTATTGAATTAAATACTAGAATGTTAAATACCTTTCATCAATGGGTTCAAAGGGAAGCTCCAATTAAAACTGGTAGATTAAGAAGTGCAGTCTTTAAAAGTAATTATAGAACTGGTGGTTCTGTATATATGGGTAAAGGTGCACCTTATTTTCACTGGGTTTTAGATGGTACAAGACCTCATTTAATACAATATAGAAATAAACATGCTTTATTCTGGAAAGGTGCTGCACATCCTGTTAAGAGTGTACAACATCCAGGAACTAAAGCTAATCCATATTTTGATAAAGGATATGAAATTGGTTTGAAAGAAGTACAAGCAGAAATAAGAATATTTGAAGATTGGTTAGAGAGTTGATTATATGGGAGCAATACATACATTATTGGATAATATAGTATCTGCAATGAAATTAGTTAATGATGGAGTTGCAGCTCCAGATACTCACTACTATTTTGATCATGTCTGGTTAGGTATGCCAAATAGATTACCAATGGGGGATCACTGTGTAGCTATAGTAGAAGCTACAGGTATACCAGACTTTGATTACAAAATGTGTACTACAACACCATTTACATATGAAGTTGAAATAGCAATTACTATAGCAAATAAAGGTCAAGTATCTACAGCTTTAAGTGAAAACTATGATGTAACAAATGCAACATTAAGTGCAATAGCAGCAGCTCCAACATTTAGTGGGGGATGTATGACAACTTATATTGAAAATGTACAGTTTGGTGATGTAGCATTATCAGAAGATCAAAAGAATTTAGTTAGAGGGAGCAGAATTATTATAAGATGTCCAATGAACTAAAGGTGATAAAATGAGAGTTAAATATATAGGAAAAAATAAAGTTACTAATCCTTATCTTGGTAAACTAATTCCAGGTGAAGTTAGAGAAATATCAGATGAGATTGGTAAAGAAATGATTATGGGTAGATATTTCATAGAAACAGATGAATATCAATTACCTATGATAATAAAAATTAAAAAAGAATGTCCTAAATGTCCTAAAAAGGAGAGTGAATAAATATGACTTACTATCAAGGAAAAAAGAGTTATGTTGGTATAAGTAGACAAGATACAGCTGGAACAGTAGAAGCTACACCAGCTATCTATATACCAACTGAAACCTGGCCTACTTTAAAGACTTCTGGTATAAACTATTATGCTAAAGAATTTAGAGCAGCTATGGGTGGAATACAAAATGTTTACAGAAAGAGCAATATAACATCTAGTGGAGATGTTTCTGCACATGCTTACAGTGATTGGTTAACATATGCATTTTATGGTGTATTAGGTAAAACAACCTCTGCACAAATAGCAGCAGAAGGTGCTTATACTCATGCAATAAATGCAGATGCAGCTACATTACCAATATGGACTGTATTTACTGGATTAGATACAGTTAATCAGTTAAGATACAGAGATTTAACAATGCAAAGTATTAATCTAGGTTTCCAACCTGGTGAAAGAATTAGTACTTCAGTATCATTCCAAGGTGGACCAGTAGATATAGCAAGTGCAACATTAGGTGCATCAGCTACATATACAAATAACAGACCATTTGATTATGCAGATGTAGCAGTAAGTTTAGGTGCTTCAAATTCTGATTGTGAAATTGAATCTATGGATTTAATGATTAGCAGAGCTCCATATATGGGTAAAGTAATGTGTACTGGTAATACAGCATGGAACTTTAACAAAGTTATTCCTAATGATGTAATATGTGAAGGTACATTTAATATGTTATTCATAGATTATGAAGATTATGAACTTTGGTTAGGTGCAAATAATGCAACAACTGTTTTAACAGATACATATGATAGAACTAGTAGTGATCAAGCTTTAACTATTACAGTAACTTCAACAGGTCCTGTAATTGGAAATGCTGCAACTCATGATCAGTTTATTATAACTGTTCCAGAAATATTATATGATGACAGTACAATTACTCCTACATGGGATGACAAAGTACGTGTAACATTTGCATGGAAAGCAGTTCATAATGCAACAGCAGAAAGCGCTGTAGCTGGAACTGGAACTGTTAAAGTAGATATTAAGTCAGAAGTTGTTGATCCTTCAACTTAATTTCTTTCCTATTTTTATATCATTTGATATAGGGGTAAAGGTGTAGATATGGTAATAGAATCATATTCTCAAATTAACTTTGGTACAAAATACCCAAGAAGAAAAAAGAAACGTAGAAGAAATGAACTTGATCCAAAAGATAAAGGTAAAACAGGATATCAAGATCATTACGGTTTATAAATAATATTTAAAGGTGGTTAACATGGAAGATTTCGATCTAAGTATAATAACAGATAAAAGAAGAGTAATAAAATTACAAGGTAAAGAAATAGCATTTAAAAGTTTATCAGTTGAAGAACATCTTAATTCAGAGTTTGACGCTCAAGAATTAGATCAGTTCCATATAAGAACTAGAAAAGATATAACAAAGCTTGGAACTAAAATAGCTAAATATCTTAAGACTATATTAGATATAACAGATGAAGATGCTAAGAAAATTACAATGAACGAGTACAGAAATTTAAGAAAATATATGTCAAGACTTGATATGTATGATCAAGGATTTACTGACAGAGAAATCGATGAACTAGAGAAGAAAGCAGCTTTTCGGGTAATCCAGGAGGCTACCGAATAGGCTGTATGTACATGTTACACAAGATGTCAGAAATTAGAGGCTGGTCACATCAAGAAATGATGTCAATGCCAAAGAGGGCGTTTTATAGATATTATGGATATTGGTATCAAGATCAATTAAGGGAAGAAATACAAAGGAAAGAAGATGAAAGTAAAAGAAAAGCTGAGGAAGCTAAAACGAAACCTAAACAATGGAAACATTTATAAGGAGGTGAAATATTGGCAAGTAGTAGAAGAATAGATTTTACAATTAATGGTCATAACAATGCAAAGACAGCTTTAAATGCAGCATCTAATGATATCAAACAATTTGCAAACAATGTAAAAACAGCATTCAATAATATACAAATTAAACCAGCATTAGATAAAATTGTATCAAATACAAGAACAGCTGTAGATCAAATGAAAGGATTTTTCAATAGTCTTGGAGGTGTATTAACATCTGTTTTCGCTGGATTTTCTATAGAGAATATTATTCAGAAAGCTGGTACTGATCAAGCTAAATGGAATCGTATTGTTGCAGAAACCGGACAAAATATGGACAACTTAAAAACAACTATGAGGGGAATAGCAGATAATTATGGTGTAGTAAACAGTGAATTATCTAGTATATATGAAACCAATGTTAGATTTTATGGTGTTAATGAAAAGTCATTATTATTAACTAAAGGTATTGCAGCTACATATAAACGTACTGGAACAGATATGATTACTATTCAACAAGCTTTAATGTCTGGTGAATTAGGAAGAAATAAATCATTACAAAGACAAGTTTTAACAGAAGAACAGAGACTTAAATATTTAAATGATGGTAAAATTACACAAGAAGAAATACTTCAAATAATGCAAGAAAACATAGATTATACAGAAAAGAATAAAGAATTAACAAGTGATGTACAATCAGCATATAATCGTATGCAGACAAGCCTTGAAAAGATTGTAACAACTATGGGACAAGATCTTGCACCTATACTTGAACATGCAGCTGATACTATTGCAACTATTGGTAATTTATTTACTAAGGTAGATAAAGCTACTGGTGGTGTATTAGGTGCTGTTACTGGTATAAGCTTAGCATTAGTAGCTGTTGGTGCTCCATTAATATTCATTGGACAGCAGATGGCAAAGATTGCAGCTAGTGCATGGAGTTATGCAGCTGGTATGAGAGCTGGATCTGGTGTTGTAGTTAAAGGTAATCCAGCACCTGGTGGTGGTGGAACTGTAGTAACTGGTGGAAGTTCTAAAGGTGGAACATTCATGGGTACTTCCATAGGTCAAGCAGTAGGTATAGGTCTTGGTACATTAGGAATAGGTGTAGCTATACAAGGAGCTCAAAACTTATATGATGCAGCACAACAAGGATTCTTTAGTGGACCTTTAGGTGCTGATCAAGGTACATATCTTGAAAGAACCAATGAAGGTGGATTTGTAAGAAAAAAATATGAAAGTATTATACCAGATAAATATCAACCACAAAACTGGGGTAAAACAATTGGTGAAA